TAGCGAAGCATCCCGCCTTATTTCCATTCGGTTTAAGGAGGAGTGTAAAGGAACCCTAACCGCTATAAGGCAGTACTTAATACAAAACAGAGAGATGACCGATGAGGAGGAACTCGCCAGCTTGCGGGCGGAGGTGGCCTATCTGCGGTCTGCGCTGGCAGGTTTCATGGACATCGCAAACCAGTATGAAGCAGCCCACCGTGAGAAGATTCAGACAGACGAATACTACAAAGGCTCACTGGACGGGCAGGTGAAAATGGCGGCACTCGCAGCGAACATACTGCGGAAAGTTGCTACCGATGAAGCAGGAACGGAGGCACAATCATGACAACTGAAACCAAGAATCCAGCCGTCATCACGGCGGCGGAGTTCGTCGCTGACGGTTACGCGGCGAAGGTTGCGGCGGGCGATGTAATAGCTAGGGGCACAACTGGTGAGCGTGTCACCAGAATAAGAGCAAGTAACGATCCCGATTGGGAATTAGAGGCGTTTTATCCAGATGAAATTTCAAGCAAGGTGTGGTGGGGTTTAACTGGCGATTGCCCTATTGACCTAGAGTGGCTTTACCCTACCGACGACGCCACACCCGCAACCGACGAACTCGCCAGCCTGCGGGCGGCGAATGCGCGGTACCGGTCGGCGCTGGAGGCGATCAAGAGCGCGGCGTTGAACTACTCCCAAGATCAGCAAAACAATAGCGATGGGAGTAACATGGCGTTCGTAGTCGGTCGCTTATCTGGACTAGGTTTTACTGGCGAAATTGCCCGCGCCGCACTTGCCGAAACGGAACTCAAGTCGTGAAGCCTGGAGATCGCATTAAGTGGACGGTAGAAATTGACCGCTACCGCCATGAGCAATACCCCGATCAAAGCGACGAAATTCTAAACGATTGGCTGTATTACCAAGGCATTCAGATTGCACACGACCAACGCGCTAATGATCCACCGGACATGATAGCTATCGCAGGTCATGGTCAGACTGTCGGCTTCCGTGTGCTGGTGCCAAGAGCGATGGCGCAGCAGGCGTGGGATAAGTGGCATATAAAGGAAGGTCAGTAACCAATGAACAACCAACCCCGAACGGTCTATGCCATCTACGACTTCCTCTCTGAGGGCGTCTACGAGATGCAACCGGAATGGCACGTCACGTTGGAATCGGCGCTTGAGTCTGCCGTTCCGGGGAACCTGATCGGGGAAATCTTCGACCCTGACCGCTTCAGCAACTTGTACATCTACAGGATCACCAAGCGCCTAGACGGGCAGGGCGTGGTCGAGGATGTCAATCTGGCGGCGGTGCCTCACGATGTGAGGCGGTACAGGGTTGAGGAATGGCGGCTTATTCCAGTGCTGCGGACGCGGTGAGAGAAAGAACAATGATTTCAGGCTACAACGAATATGGGATGCTTGAAAGCTATGACCCGGAAACGCGAATGCTTTGCTACTTAGCGGACGGAGAAGTTCGCTGTGAGGAGAATGTTGATCCCCCCGCGTGGTATCTAGCGGTGGCTGATCGTATTTCTCCATTTGTACCTGACATCGACGATGGTGAATATGTGTTCTAAAGGAGATGAAAATGGGTAACAGACATAGCGTTCAATACGAGATAGCCCAATTACATGTAACCAAGTTCTTTAAAGGGACTGACATAACAAGGCCGATACAACGTGAAAGACGGAACCAATTTGGCATAATGATATTGCCTAAATTGAATGTGCTTGATCTGGATGATTATCTCTGTTTTTCAGAAGTTCGCAATTACCAGCACTCAATAGCACCTTACGAGCGCGTCCTGTCAATTGGTGAGGTTGACTTGATTTATGTTCAACTTTTACCGTTAGAGGGATCTTGGATGGACGAAGCAATTGAATATTCCGATCATGAAATAGCCCACATCATCGAATCTAATTTCGATGATATTGCAAAATCATTGGAGCCGATTGCTTCAAATATGAAACCGCATTCATACATGCCTTATCAATCAGTCCACTTGATGTCTTTGTGGAAAAGCGAAGTTGAGGTCATTGAATATGACGGTGACGTTGATGTCGAATATGGCTTCGGCTTTGCAGGCATTATTCATAATGCCGATCTAGTAAAACTTACCGCCGCCTAGTAATCGAGGTTCCATGACTGACAACACAACCGAATTAACCTGGAACGACAAGAACAGCTTGCGCTCAAATTTGCGCGGGATGATCGTGCGCGAAGTGAAATCCCTCTACTTTTCCCGGTACGTCCCTGAAGAGCGATCAGGCCGCGAAGAGTATGAGGATTGCACCAAGGAAGATCTGCTGGACATGTGGCTAAACGAATTGGCAGACTTGATCGACAACCACCGGGAAGCGTTTAGGCACGAATGTATTGAGCGGTTAGGCCCCAAGGAGTAATGATGGCACAGCCAGAAAATATGACGGTGAATCGCCGTAAATGGTTCCAGAGTTTCGAGATATGGCGATCCGATCAATTCACCGATGTTGAACGCGCTCATGCAATTAGTAGGATGATTGTGAGTAGAAATGCTTACATTGCCGAACGCCGGAGATGGATGGCAGATTACACCGTAGCGGAAAACGCAAGACTTCGAGAGGTAATCAAGAAAGCGATTGATGACCTTGAAGATATGCCGACAGCGAAAGCGGTTGTAGATCAACTTCGCAGCGCACTAGTACCAGCGTTGATCCCTAGTTCCCTCGATTGAGCAGATTCACCGCCCGCCGCTTGGTTTCCTCTGGCCGCCTGTCATACTGCTGTGTCTGCTTGATATTGCTGTGACCGGCCAGCGCCGCAATGGTAGCCCCGTCCGTCCCTGTGTCCCACAAATTGGAAATGAACGCATGGCGCATATCATGGGGACGGACAACCTCAATCCCCGCCAGTGTCGAACGGCTCTCTAGCATGTTATAGACGGTCTGCGCCGTGATCGGTTCCCTATCAACATTACAAAAGATGTACTGGTCTTTGTCCCCGCCGATCACCTTCAACCATTCATTCATCAAAGCCAACGTGTCACTGTTCATCGGGACAGTGCGCTCTTTGTTGCCCTTGCCGACTAGTTGGATCGCTTCATTCTTGAGGTTGCCCCGTTTCAGGTTCACCAGTTCATCCCGGCGCAACCCGCACATGTACAGCACGTACAAGGTCAGCTTATCCCGCATTCCCTTTAGCGAAGCTCCGCATGTCGCTACCAACGCGTCGAACTCCTGAGGCGATACGTAGCGGCTCCGCAACTCCCTGTGACCGCGCTCTGCCTTGAAGTCGCTCAGGCGCATGTACTGTTCGGCGCTGATGTACCCATGCCGCCACGACTCTTTGAGGACACCCCGCAGCGCCGCGTGATGCCGGTTGATCGTCGCTGGTGCATAGTTGAGCTTCGGACTAGCCAGCCGTGCCAGTACAAAGCTGATATGCTCTTGTTCAAGGTAAGGCCAGGGACAATCCAGGAACGTGACCCCTAGACACTGGGCGATATTCTCCAGCGCGTTCTTCATCGTGCGAAAGCTCTTTGGACTTCGCAGCTGCGCCAGATAGGTCATGCCGGGGTTTTTGGTATCCGGCAGGGCTTCAAAATCGAGGGGGATAATCTGCATAGAACATCCTTTCTATAGGGTTTATGAAAAGAGCCATTCTCATACGAATGTTTTCATAAGTTTATAGAAAGGATTTTAGCACAGCAGTTCTACGGCGCAAGACTTACTGAGTCTGGAAGCCTTCCCGCTGCAACATGACCCACACGTACCCGCCATTCCAAGAGATGAGATACGCGGGCGTCCTGATCGGCTGCTGCCAGATGACATAGCCACTGACCACTGCCGACTGCTGCGTGAAACCCGTGCCGCTTTGAATGGAGACTGTGACCGGGGTTCCGACCGGGAGCATTCCACCGACTGGCGCGGTTGTGGTCACACAGTGGGCGTAGGTGCCAGTGCAAGGTGCCAGCGCCGTGAAATCGACCTGCTGCTGGACAGGCGCAAAGTGAAGGGCAAAAGCGAGTAGACTAATCCAAAACATACAAACCTCCTATGGCAAGATAGCCTGAGCAATTCCCAAAACGCGGGCATTCAGTTGAATGAACCCGGATGAAGTAGCTCCAGGAGTGAACGTGCCGGTAAATCCTTGCACATAGTTTGTTCCGCTTCCTATAATTGAAGCTACAAATGTTATGTCGTGGTCATTATACAACCCATTTGCCAGAATAAGATCGGTTATGTCACATTCGACATTAAGCGCAGCGTTTGCAGTTGCAGAGTTATTCCACGGGCCTCCATAACTACTACTGACATCTACTCCGTTAACCCATAATTGTAACCCTTTGGGATGATGGGTAGAACGATAGACTTTGTAAGCGTAGCTAAATGCAGCGCCTGAAGCTCTGAACAGAGAATCAAACTGAGAAAGGACATACAGCGGAAAGGTTTTGAACCGAATAACCACCCGCACAATGTCAGTCACAGCTTCATCAAACTCTAGCTTAAAAACAGCCGTGGCGTTATTTGTGCCATCCTGACTGACAGGCTCAGTCCAAGTGTTCTCTGACCAGTACGGAAATGTCTTGATCGCCACTGACTGGGTTTGAATATCTTCCAGCGCCCCGACCACCACCTCCGCCGCGTTTTGTTCCATCTGGTCAACCGTGCTAATCACCAGATCAACCATGACGCCGCTATCGCTGGCGCGTTCGTTCACTTCCAGTACCCAGAAGGTATTATCCACTTCGAGGTAGGTGTACTCTTGTCCGTCCCGCTGCACCGTGCCGTTGTACCAGAGCCGGATTTTATCCCCTGGGCGAATCGTCTGTGTGATCTTGACGCCACGCACTTTGTAGGTAATCTGTGGGTCTTTGCTGCGTTGCAGGTAAGCCGCCATCGCGTCATATAGGGCGTTGGCTGCTGCGATTTTGGCGGTCGATGAGTTGGCTACCGGCGCGATGGTCTTGAATACTACGGTCTTTTCGTTCTGCCCGTAGGTGGCAATCGAAGCCGCGTCTTCGAGGTAGTAGAGCGTTTGCCCGTTGTCGGTGACGGTGTTGATCGTGTAAGGCGTGGTACGGGTGCTGTCTCGCAGCGTGAGCGCCGCCGCCCCTTCCCCGGCTCCGAAGCCCGTTACCCAGTTCACTACGCCCCGCGTGTTCTCCATGACCTCAAGGCTTTCGATCAGCAGCACGTCGGGGTTACTGAGCACGCCCTCGCCTAACCCTTGTAGGTTGGTCAGGGTTAGCCCGCTATCGGCTCCAAACACGCCGATCTCAACCTGGTTATTGGCAAGGCCGCTGCGGAGGTGATAGCCGCGCTCCTCCGCCAGTCGCAGCAGTGCCTTGAACACGTTGGTTCCAGTGAAGCGGGCGCTGTGCAGGTTAGACGCGATGCCACTTTCCACTGAAGTTGTCCACCCCGGTACCAAGGCGATCAGACCGCTGGCAATCGAGGTGATGGTGGCATTGGTGTACTGCCGCCCGTTGCGGACGGTACGCCGCGCAATCGCGTCCATCGGATCCGCGCAGTCGATGTCCAGTGTGAAGTTGCTGGCGTTCACCGACTTGCGAATTTCCAGAATGACACCTCTGGCAAATTCCCGCATACCCGCTTCGGTATCCAACCAGACTCGGACCACGCGCTCATTTTGCAGCAGGTCGCCCGCTCGTTTGTCGGTCAGGCTCCCACTGAGCTTGAGCCGCCCCTGCCCATCCAAGCGCCGGGAAACGGTGGCGCTGTCGCAGGTAAGTACCGGGCCTTCGCCTAAGCGAGTAGACCCGGTTGGATCATAGACATCGACGAGAATACGCATGGCCTAGAACTCGCAGTACAAGTCGCTAATGGCGAAAGTCTTGGCACTGGCCGTGAGGGTCGTCAGGATGTCCGCTGCACCCAGGTTATTAGCGGAGATGGTCGAAAGACCCGTGTTAAAGCTCAGTTCGGGACCTCGATTGATTGAGAATACGCAGCTATTGCCGGAGACCCGGAAGTACAGGTCATAGACCCCGTTGGCTGCAACCGCATTGTTGAGCGGTGCTGAGGTGTTGGTGTTGGTCCCATCCGAGATAACAGCCACCCACCCCGCGTCTGGAACCGACGTGTCATAGCGGAAGCCAATGCCTGTCACCGCGCCCAGGTTGGCCGCGTTGGTTGGACGTGCTGACCACAGACCGCAAAAGACGCGGATGTTGGTGATGTCAGAGCCGAGCTTAATCCGGGTGAAGAATTCCGGGTTGTACTCCGGTCTGACCTGTGTGAAAGCTGCGGTTTCCTGACCGGCCTGGGTGTTGAGTGTGGCCGCCACCGCCTGCTGCACAAACGTATTGACCGAGTCATTGGCATTGCTCAGCGCTCCAGCCCCAATGGTTGCAGGCGTAACCCCAATCCCGGTGAAGCCAGCGGCGTTGCCCCGAATGCGCCAGCTATTTTTCAACCGTGGGTGAGACATCGGCTGGTAAATTTCCGAGGCGTACTCAATCCAGAATACCCCGGTCCACATCAACACGATCTGATCTGCTGTGCCGGTCAGTGCCCGGTCACGTTGGCCGATGAGACGAATGTTTCCCGTGTTGTGCCTGATAATGGTTGATTGTGCAGCGTTGGCATTGAGTAGCGTAATCACATCGCCCACGTTGCCGCCGTTGATGGTATCCAGGTCATCGACCGCGGCTGAAGCCTCATTGCTGATGTTGTTTCGCGTTTGACTAACCGTGATAGCGCCGCTGGCAATGGTCAGGTTTGCGTTGGGACCGTGGCTTAAGAGAATGCCTGTTGGTACCAGCAGGCCAACCCAGTTGGTCCCGTCGTGTTTCAACCACACGACCTGATTTGTGTTGTTGAGTGTGACGGTCGAACCGGAGGTTGGTAGACGAATGTTACCCGTCTGCACGATCCGCACGGTTCGGGAAGCGTTGACAATCGAAATGAACATCTGCCGACCTGCCGCGCCATTGTTAATGGTCGCCAAATCGTCAGTGGCAGCAGCGCCTTCCGTATCCACCAACACGTTCGACTTGGTAGGTGTAATCGCGCCGCTGGCAATGGTGAGGCTTTCCGCCGTGCCAAAGCTCTGGCGGTCAAAGGCTTGCACGCCATTCAGGATGTCATTGACGTAGCCGATCAACTGATTGAGTGGCACCAGCACATCGGTCTGATCTGCCGTCGTGCCGTCTACAATGCCGCTGGTAGTCAGTGATAATGCAACCATTTATGTATACCTCTCCAGATACCGCAGATTGACATTTGCCTCACTATTGGCATCAGCCATCTGGACAACAATCGAATTTGAACCGGGTTCCAGCTGCATCCAGCGCGTCCGCAAGGCGCTGAAGCGGCTGTCATAGGCGTTCACCGCATTCAGGTAAACCGCCTGCTGTGTGACCTTGATGGATAGCGTATCGGTGTCTGTGAGTGTGCCTGTCCACTTCACTTCATCCACCGTTTGCCCATTGACCACGCGGCGAATGATGGGGTCTACAGCCACCTCTCCAGCGGGCGGGGTAATGGTGATGTCTACGGGCGTGGGAAGCGTGCCATTGTTGGTGAGGCTGATCGTGCCGGAACCTGTGACCAGAGTCGGACTACCTCCGCCCCATGTGCCACTGCCCCAATTGAACGATCCCCAAACAGAACCGCTATTGCCTACCCCGTACCACCAGGGATCACTCACCTGAAAGATGATGTTGACGGGTTGCCACAAGTCGGTATTGGCCCGTAGGTCTTCATTGACGCTGATGTTATTGACCCGCGCCATGCACCAGCGTTCGGTGCTGCCATCTGTCGGTCGCAACCAAAGCGGCTGTTTACCCCATGAGGCCATGCGCTTACAGGCGTTGCGAAGATCATCCATGCCGGAGCGCGTAGCCGACAGCAAGTAGTAGGTCAATTGCACCCGCCCTATCGAGGACGGAGCCGGGTCATTGCCGTAGTGGTCGAAGCCCCCGGATAACCCCGGTAGGCGCTGTGTTACAGGCACCAGATCAGCAAAGTTCGTATTAAACGATTGCTGGGTATCCGGGAAGGTGTAGACGTTGCTACCGCGTCCGAAGCGGGTAATACGAACGGTCATCGGTTCCCCCTGGCAAAGCGGCCTTGCATAATGCGTTCCTCGAAGGCTTCCGCTGCTGCCAAGCCGCCAGCGCGGTCATTAGCGTTCACCGTGACGTTGAAGGTGTCCCCGCCCCCGGCTCCGCTGGCGATGGCTTCTAGCATCTTGCCCATGTTCGGAATAAACGTGCCGTTGGTTTCAGGGACATAGACCTCATTGCCGACTTGCTGGCGTCCGATCAAGTACGGCATACCCGCTAGACCGGGACCGCCGCTATCGCGCATGGGGATGGTCTGGAAACCAAACTGGGCTGAGTTTTGGTCAATGAGGTTAGGGTTGGGAGCGCCGCCGCCTAACTGCCGTAGCCAGTTCAAGGCGTCTTGCACTTTGGTGATGATGTTGCCCACCGTGTCAATGACCGGCTGAATGTAGTTGGTACCAATGTGCTGGAAGGTATCCCGGAACCAGTTCACCACGTCGTTTAGACCGGGGCTGATGGATGTCCAGATGTTTTGTAGCGTCGTGATAAATGGATCTATGTAGCTGGTTTTGACCGTCGAAATGAAGTCTCGAATAGCGGGCAAGCCATCGGTCATGAACCAGTTGTACAAGTCCTGAAGCGCGGGCTGGACAACTACCCAAATCCCTTCGAGGATGTCCACAAACGCCTGAATGCCGGGGACTACGGTTTGCTCAATGAAGTCCTTGATGGCGGGCAAGCCGTCCGTCATAAACCAGTTGTAGAGGTCTTCCAGTACCGGCTGTACCGTTGTCCAGATACCAGCCAGTAAGTCAATGAAGCCTTGCACGCCGGGGATGATGACGTTATTGACCAGGTTGACCACGCCGACCGCCAGCGTTTCAGTGAACCAGGTAATCAATTCACCCAGTCCCGGCGCAACCGCGTTCCAGATACCAATCAGCAGGTTAATGAACGCCTGTACGCCCGGAATGACGATGGTCTGGATGAAGTTCGCAATGCCGGGTAGCGCGGTATTGAGGAACCAATCGGCCATCTGCGAGAGGCCGGGTTGTACCGCCGTCCAGATGTCACCTAGCAGCGTGCCAAAGGCTTGCATACCTGGAATAACGGTGTTCAGGACGAACTCAACCGCTGAACCTAAGAAGCTGGTGATGTTGATCGCCAGTTCCCGCATAGCGCCCGTTGCTTGCCCGCCTGCACCTAAGAAGCTGGCAATCACACCTTCAACCCACGACTCGCTACCGTCTATCCCAAAGGCTTTGCGAATGGCATCTACAATCCCGATAGACTGAATGTCGTCTATGAAGATGCTGACCGCTTCAACCGCAAAGGTAAACCCGTCAATGATGTTCTGGATAATGGGTTCAAATAAGTCCCGAATACCGAGGAAGTTGGTGCTGAAAGCCAGCCCTAACCCGGCGATTGCAGCGACGACTAAGCCAATCGGACTCATCAGCGCACCCAGTGCCGTGCCAATGAAGCCGATGACCGTCCCCGCCCCGGATAGCACGCCGCCGATAGCCGCCATGCCCGCGCCTAGTCCTGCGACTGCCAAGACGACTGTAGCAATGGTCTTGGTCAGTTGCGGGTTGGCTCTAGCCCAGTCAGTCAGGCCGTTGATGATTTCTGTGAGCCGACGCACGAACGGGCCTGCTACATCGTTCATGAACGGGGTCAGGAACTCAGTCAGGAAGGTTTCGCCGGAACCAGTGAGCGATTCCATTGACCCTCTAAAGGTGTTCATGAACTGTTCGGCAAGGCTTGCAGCAGCAGGCGCGTCCTGCATAGCCGTAAGGGTGGCGTCAATCCCACCGGCGGCCCGTGGCGCCTGCAAGCCCATGATGCCATACGAACCGGCTAAGGTCTGAGCAAGTTCGTTTTGCTCTTCCATCGGCAGGCGGTCGAGCGCGGCGTCCAGTTCCAAGAGTACCGTGTTGAAGTTGCGGAGACTGCCATCCGAGTTGTACATGGACACGCCAAGACGCTCAAAAGCGCCCTTGACGCTGTCTGTAGGACGGCTCAAATTGAGCAGCATGGACTTGAGCTGCGTACCGGCTTCAGCGCCCATGATGCCATTGTCAGCAAAGACAGCGAGGATCCCCGCTACATCTTCGACCTCAAGGCCATACTGCGCCGCTACCGGGCCAACGTTCTGCATGGCCTGCCCGATGTCCCGAATTTCAGCGCGGCTCACATTGGCGGCTGCTGCCATTGCATTCGATACCCGCGCCGCTTCAGTAGCATCCAGGTTAAATTGCGCCAGCCCGGATGAGACAAACCCCGCCGCTTCAGCCAGCCCCAGGTTGCCAACCGTCGCAGCGTCCAAGACCGGCCTGAGCGCTGCCATCGCCTCTTCGAGTGACATACCTGACTTGAGCAAGTCCAGCATCGCGGCGGCGGCTTCGTTGTTGGAGAACTTCGTGTCCTGTCCCATTTGCATCGCAAATTGGCGAACAGTCTCCATTTGCTCAGGCGCTACCCCGCCGAACAACTCAATCTGTTTCAGCAGTACGTCAAAATCAGCGGCAGTGTCTAAGCCTACCCTGCCGACTGCGACGATTGGCGCGGTGATACCCAGCAAGCCCAAACCAGCCCCGGCCATTTGTTGACCGAAGGCTTGCATCCGGGAGCCGGTGGAAGTGAAGAAGTTATTGAGGGATTGGGTAGCACCAGAGATGGCCGTGCCGACTGAGGACGCATCAATGCGAATATAGCCGGTCGCACCGCCTAAAGACGCGCCGCCGGTAGACCCTATGCTAGAGCCTCCGCCAGATGTAAATCGCCCTGTGACTGGATCGCGTCCTGGTGCCATCGCCTACTGTTTCAAAACAAAGAGGCGGTGTACCAAAGCGACAATACGCCTGATACACCGCCTCGCGGTTATTCGACAGCCTTAGTTTAGCACAAATTTTCTACTTTAGAGCAATGGAAACTTATGGCTTTGGCAAGCCTGTGGTTAGACTTTGGTTTGTGGGATGTATAGCTTAACTATCTTCAATCCACCGACGCAAGCGTTTGACCGTTACCGTTTTCCAGTCGTCAGGGTGATAGCGCAGATCGGTGTAGCGCTTATTGCCATCCCGGTCATACTCAAAAACTTCTAGTGAACCATCCTCAATGGCTTGCGCTATGCCTTCCCGGATGGCATTCATGATATAGCGGGCATAGGGTTTAACATCCCACCCCCGCGCCCCGATGATTGCATCATCATCTATCAGGTAGTGAAAGCCGACAATCCCGCCGCTATCCGTTTCCACCTTGCCCACAACCGTATGATGACCAGTAGACGAACAATTGCATTCACCTAACCGTATTACTTTTGCGCTTCTCATGTCTGTTTCATCTCTTCCACAAATGTGAGTAAGGTGTAGCCCCATGACCAACACCCCCGGCGCGGTTCGTCCTGCTGCGCTTTGAGGGTGTAACCCTTGCCCATCCACTTTCGCATGGTGTTCTCAATGCGCCGCGTATCGGGGTAGCCGAGCAGACCGTGATTGATGCGGATGAGTTTCACGCGAGGGGCTTTGGGACGGGACATGGGCTACTCCTTTGAATGCCTCAAGGATAGCCCAAAACGCGGTCACACGTCTACCACGTCCCCCGGTTGCGTCATCATCATAGAGAGAATTCCGCCCTGATACGGGCGTTCCGCGTCGGCCAGCAGCATATCGAGGTTCCACTTCGGTTTGCCCTTGTCGGTTCGCTCCGAGAGCTTGGCATCAATGTAGGAACCAAAGCGGAATACGGCCTGGTCGATCAACCACGCCAGCAGGCTATCGTGAGCGCCTAATAGCGTACTCGGCCTGCTGGCGAACTGCTTGCTCATGGCGTAGATGCTGTAACTAGCGCGTCGGTTTCTTAGGAAATCGGGCAGCCGAAGCCGTAGCCCCGCCTACTCCTAACGCCCAGTTCAAGAGGAACATCTTGTCATCAGCCGACACGTCCTCAATGAGGATCTGCCCTTCCCCCGGATTGCTGTCCACAATCTGAGGGTACAGGAACACGGCCTTTGCTACCGTGTTCATCATGTGACCGATCTTGCCGACTTCCTGACGGGTAGGCTTCCACTGGGTGTTGGGTGAACCGCCAATCTGTTCGACAATCAGCTGCGCCAGCGAATCCGGAATAACCCCGTCCTGCAGGACGAGGTCAATTGGATCAGGGCGCTTTGCCAGGATGGTCTTACCCGATGGCAGTTGCAGTTGGGTTTCCCGCGCCTTACGCCATTCGCTTGCCGGAGTGACCCCGGCTGGAATTTCAATGATGCTCATGCACTACCCCGCAAACATATCGCCAGGGACGGTGAAGAATTGCAGGAAAGCCGACGCGGTTGTTGGCAGTGCCGCCGCCGTTTCATGCTTCCGAACCCGCACACCGCGATATCGCGGGCCAACACCGACTGCCGTGAGGGACACGCTGGCCTTGCGGAATTTGTTCTGATCGACATCAAAGCCCATTGGCGTGTCGATCTTGAACTTAGGGAAGCCAACCAGCGCATTGGCTCCATTGGTGGCTTGATAGGCGATGATAATCCCGCAGTACGGGACGCCTTCACCGCCGAAGCGCACATCGGTCTGGTAGTAGCGGTTGGGGGTCGAACCGTACTCATCCGCCGCGTACCCGGTCAGCAGGCCCCATGTGACGAAGTCGAGCGAGAGTTGTTCCATCTCACCGACGGCTTTCGTGGGGATGCTCAGGGTTTCGACAATCGCGCCGGACACCTTCAATTCGTCGGTGTCAGACTCGTAGTTGAACATGAACTTACCCATGTAGTCCACCAGACCGGGGGTTCCATAGGTGTTGTTCAGGTTGTAGCGGGCGATCACCGCGCCGGTGGGGTTGTAAATGACATCGCCATAACTGGGCATGATAGACTCCTCACTTCCGAATGTGAATGACTTGATACCGACATAGCTTCATTGGGCAACCGCCCAGTTCATCTGCCACTAAATCAGCAGAGGTGAAGGTATACAGGACATGGGCTATGGCGCGATCATCGGCAGTGATATAGGTGTCATGGAGTAAGGTTTTGATACGCCCTACCGCCTGGTCAATCGTGCCGTAGCCCACATCCTGATACAGGTACACTTCCCAAAATTCCGCCCCGGCGCTTAAGATCCGATCTTCACCCTGATAGCTTCCATCCGGCCCGCCCCGCAAAATCGCAAAAGGCTTGATCGTCACACCGTCCGTATTACGCGGCACACTTCCTGCCCCACCGCCGTCTTGTGGCAGGTCTGCCGGGTCAAGCACGCCGCCGGTCAAGAGTGCCATTAGGATGGCATCGCCGGTCAGTTGTGTCTGGAGCGTGTCACGAAAAGACGCCATTAGGACAGCAGCCTTTGAATCCGGATAGCGATCTCATCCAGGTGCGCCGCAATCGTCGGCCAGATGATGGCAAACTTGCCCGCCCAACGGACTTCCAGCCAGAGACCGTATTCCATGCCATGCGCCAGATACAAAATCGCCACGTCCTGCGCTAGATCTTCCAGTTGGGTGTAGAGACTCTGGCGGGCGTTCCCGGTTCGATCTGTCCACACCGCGTTCTCTTTCATGTAGGTTTCCAGCACCGGCTGGTAGTATTCCAACACCGTGTGCGGGATACGTTTCACCTGTTCCCCGTACAGACCAAGGTTGGTAATCAGCCCTTGCTGGCCTTCCCAGTGGAACGAGACTTCCATCAGGTTTGCGCCTCCGCAATCGCCTGCACCTCACCGATCTGATCCATGACTGTGACTACGCGGTACTGGGTTGCGCCTAGTGCAAAGCGATCACCACGCTGGATGTTGGTGTCTGCGACTGTCCGGTGTCCCTTGACGCCAAACAGATACACGCGCTGGCTAGAGGACTTGCCGCCCCCACCTTCACTTTCGGTCAGGGTGCTGTCATGTTCGACCCGCATGGTTTGCGCGGCCTGTGCGGTGGCTGGATTGCCCCGGAGCAGTACCACGCTGGATGGACGCTGCTGGATACGTACCCAGGCATCATTCGCCCGGAGGCGAATTTCCCCGGCGTTATCCAGTTCGTTCAGGCCCAGCCAGGCGTCAAAGTCAAGCATAAGGCTCATCCCGGTCTACTTCCCGCACGAACACGCGCCCGGAACGGAACGCGGGCAACCTGTTTTCCACGTCGTCTACCGCTTCGTCCAGTTCCTTTTTGAACCGACCGACTAGATCATTCAGCGCCTTGACCCGTTGTGAGTGCTTCACTTCGCTCTCATTGGCGCGGTAATCGACCAGCTTACTGGCGGCGGTGTACAGGTCGAGCGCCCCCAGATGGTAGGCGGCGGCCTGCTGGACTTTGCGCGGGTAGCTGGCGCTGGCGTACTGTTCCTCCGCTTCATTGAAAATGTCATCAATGTAAGCGATGGGCATGGTGGTTTCGTCGCCACCCAGCTTACGCCGGAACCGCAGTCTCTCGTCGGGTGTGGCTGGCATCGTCCAGTACCTTCTTCCATGCGCGGTCGATGATCTGCGTGGTGCGCTTCCAGGTGTAGTGACTCAGGCAGTACCCGGCGGCTCTTAAGCCAAACGGCGCGTAAGCTTCGTCATAGTGGCTGGCGACGTGATACATCAGGTCAGCCAGTGCATCTACGTCCGGTTCTGCCCATAGGCCGAGTTGTCCCTTTTTCTCATCCCAGTCATGATGATTGACCCACGCTTCAGACAGCGTGTAAGGGATAGGGATACCCCACCGTTCGATGTCGTCTGCCGTGCCACCGAAGTCGGTTGCCAGTGCTACACCGCCGGTCGCAGCAAACTCACGCGGCGGGAAACCAAAGCCTTCAGCGCAGGTTGGGAAGACCATGACGTGACTGCGGTGGTACAGGTCGAGCATTTGCGCGTCGGTGTACTCATCCGTAATCACTTCGATGTTGGGGTTGCTGATCCCGGCCAGCGCGTCGGCATGACCACCCCGCGCTTTGATGATGAGCCGGTAGCGGGTGTCTTTCCCAAAGGCGTTGGTGAAGGCGCGGAGCGCGTGCCACCAGCCCTTGCGGTAGCCACGATCTCCAATAACAAGGAACGTGAAGGGGGTCGTGAAGCGGCGGAGCTTAGGCACCATGAAGGTGTTGCTGATGCCTAACGGGGCTACTTCAACCGGCGACTCCACGCCAGACTGCCGGAATACTTCGACCAGCCATCGTGCCGGAACGACAATCCGGTTACACGCATTCAACGGTTCAATCCACTCGGACGGGATTTGGGTGCTTTCAAACATCGTGAGCGCCAGTTTTGGCCCAGCATTCACCAGCCCGCCAAACCCCGGAAACAGCGTGGGATACCCCATGACCAGACCGCCAGTCACAGGCATGAACCGGGCACCATCAACGAGACCTGCCCCACCGATACGGTTGACGTGATAGCCCATACCCGCAAGGTAGGTGGCAATCTCCCCCGCCAAGCGTCCATACGACTCGGCAGTTTTGAAGGTAGGACAGGCAACGTTGATAATGTGC